CTCGATATTCGAAAACCACACATGGCAGTGAATAATGGTGATGATACTAGAATTCATTTAGTAGTGGACATTGAAGCAAATGATAAATGCAGAAGATTATTTAGAGTTAGTTAAAGATTGGCAAGATCCATATGATCCTCCGGTGCTTACTAATTATGATGACGTTATTGTGGTTAGGGATGATTTACTACCTGCAGGTTCAAAGGTGCGGTTCATCGATAAACTTATCAGAGACACAGACTGTGAGGAGTGGGTGTTTGGTGGTAGTAACAAAGTAGGTTGGGGACCAATCTCGTTAGCATATGTTTGTCAGAGGTATGGTAAGAAATCAACTTGCTTTTGGGCAGACAGAAAAGAACCTACTTGGCATCAACAAAAATACATGGAATATGGAGGTCGTATCGAATGGGTGAAGATGGGAATGTTAAATGTCACTCTGTCAAGAGCAGAGCGATACCGCAGAGAGAGTCCACAAACCCGCAGGACATTGCCTCTAGGACTAGAACACGATTGGGTTCTAGGAAGTATAGTGAAAGTAGCGCAATCGCTAGAAGTAACGCCAGATGTAGTATGGACAGTAGGGTCATCAGGAACACTGAACCGAGGGTTGCAACTTGCATTCCCAGAAGCAGAAGTTCATGTGATACAGACGGGTCATAAGTTAGACGAAAGACAGATTGGTCGTGCCAAGTTGTGGGAGACTGCATACAAGTATGATAAACCTGTAAAACTTTCAGAAGCACCTCCATTTCCGTCTGCGCCTGAGTATGATGCAAAAGCATGGAAAGTAATTCAAGAAAATATTGATAGAAATAAACTCAATCTGTTCTGGAATGTCGCGGCATGATTACTGATGTAGAAGTTATTGATGGTGCATTTGACGATACTTTTATGGAGTATTGTGAGAATTATTACTTAGGAAGATTAAAGTGGGTGTATGGACATGTAAGTGTTTCTGATAATCATAGTACTAGATTTTTCTTTGGCGCGCAAATGGATGATTATAAAATTGCTGACTGTCCAATCACAGACTATATTAAAACTGTGATACAAAAAGAATTCAATATGAAAATTGAAGACTATGAAGATTTATATGTAAATGGACATACATATCAGTTGGATGGTAATGAACATGTTGACCAACATCTTAAAGATGTAAAAGAGCAAAAATTTACAGTTATGATGATGCCTAATTTTTTCAAAGAAGAAGATGAAAATGTATATGGTGGATTTGAGTTTATGCAGAACACACTCATTGATTATAAACCTGGTCGACTTATTGTGTTTCCATCAAATATGGTGCATAGAGGATTGTCAACAAATTCGAAAACGCATATGAGAATGACATTGGTATGGAAAAGTTGCACACTTACCCGCCCATATATTATTACCTAAAAAACACTTGACAAAGTTTCCTATATAGTGTATGATGAATAAATTATTAAAGTTGAGATTATAGTATGAAGCATTTTTACGAGAAGAATAATTATCTACTAGACCACGAAGTCAATAAGACATTCGAAGAGGTTCTGTGGATGACAGATGAAGAGTTCAGACAGTGGTTGCGCGATATGCGTAGAGAAGTTGTCTACTCATGGGATACGCTTGGTCTACCACCTAGAGTTGGTTGGGATGAGCAAAGCATTATTGACCAGTTCAATAAAATGTCATCATTCAATGTGAAAGACTTTGAGTGCTATAATGAAGAGACAGGTGAAACTGATGTTATTCGTAACACTAGTGTAGTGGGTAATGCCGCTAATCAGTTCTTTCCTACAATGATGAAAACAAAGATTGTTTATAACGATATCAGCAAAGCAAAATCTATCTACGACCACTTTGTTGATGAAGATTTATTTCAGAAGGTATACACATATGGTCACCGTCATTTTAAGCGCGATAGTTTCTATCATTATTCTAATCCTATTAAGGCGGGCGAACTACTGGAGTTTGGATCCAATCGTCACACTGCTAATAGGGGTGTTGATTTTATTAATTGGTTTGAAACTACATGTCGCACATACGATACACATGATTACTGGTTGAAACCTGATAAAGAGCAAGAGTACACAGGTTATGATGATAAACTACGAGGTGTAACTTGGTTAACTCTAACGAGAGATGAAATCGAAACACTGAACATTCCCGATAAGTGTAAAGTAAACATGAAAGAAGAATTCGATGTTTATCAAATTATGTACTTTAAGAAAGGTCAGAAAATCTTTCCATTAGGTTTCAAACCTTTTAGAATTTCATGGTGTCAATATGCAGTCAATTTTCCTCCGCTTACAGCAAAGTATCTTTATGAAAAATATACTGAACATTTTAAAGACCAGTCTACTATTCGTATTTGGGACCCTAGTGCTGGTTGGGGTGGTCGCATTCTTGGTGCTATGTCTGTTCGTGATGACCGTTCAATACATTATATTGGTACTGATCCCAACACTGACCACACTGTTGTATTGGAAGATGGTACCAAGTCAACAAAATACGAAGAACTAGCGAGATTTTTTAATGAAAAAACATACAGAGGTAATGGACTCTTCCCACACACAAACACATACGAAATTCATCAAGTCGGTTCAGAGACCTTTGAATGTGAGGAAAACAGCATCGACATGGTATTCACTTCACCACCATATTTCGCGAAAGAAGCGTATAGTGAAGATGAAGAACAGTCATATAAGAAGTTCGGACAATATGACGCATGGGTAGAAGGTTTCTTGAGACCTACTTTAGAGAATGCATATAAATACTTAAAGAGTGATAGATACTTATTATGGAATATTGCAGATGCAAAGTTCGGTAATGAAATGCTACCACTAGAAGGTGATAGTATTCGCATATGCGAAGAACTAGGATTTAAATACAAGACCACTTTGAAAATGGCACTAGCACAGATGCCAGGTGGTAATAGAGTTGATGAGGAGACAGGTAAACCACGCGCAAAGAATTTTTGCAAAGTGAATGGCATCTGGTTAAAATATGAACCAATATTCGTCTTTTATAAACAGTAGAAATCTTTTTCTACACCCACCTGTTGACTTTGAGGATTGGAATGCTCAAGTTGATTATGATGAAATGGCAGGTGCGGAAAAGTATTCATACAATACATACAGACACTATATTCTTCCATATCTGAAGAATCCTAAAGAACAGACTATTTTTGATATCAATTGTGGTAAAGGATACGGTCTTGCTCTGCTTAAAGCAGAGTATGGATTTAAAAAGTGTGTGGGATATAATAGTGTCCCAGAACTAGTAGAAGCATGTAAGATTAGACATAGTAATATCCATTTCTACAGAGACTTTATTATGTCAAAACAAGAGAATGCAGACTTCATTTTTGCATTTGAAACATTTCATCAGTTCGACAATAAGAGTGCTTTACTTCTAAAATTTCGTCAATGCCTCGCACCTAACGGAAAACTTATCATCATTCAAAGCACAAGAAATATGACGGAATTTGACAATCATATGTCGATTTTAGAAAAGACGCATGGATTGCAGAAGTTATATCAGTCAAAAATTAATCCACATGTTAACATGGCATTACATAAGATTGGTTCTTATGGAACCGGTGTTGGTCAAGGCGCAATGATTGATGAGTATATTAACTATTCTGCTAACTTGAGTAGAGATGAAGATTTTAATATTATGGTAAGTATTTTCGAAAATAAGTAAAATAGTGCTTGACAAATAAATAATTCTGTGGTATAGTTTACCTATGATGATGATTATTGAAGCACTATGGTTTGGATTAACACTGCCGTTTAGAATTATCTACTGGATAATGTGTTGCATTTTTGCAACAGTTGGCGTGTTTTTAGGATTATTTTTCATTCTTGCCATAATTAGTGCATTTATCGCTTGACATTACTCCAAAAATATGCGATAATGTTTACATGATGATGAGAAATGAGGTGACTAAATGAGCGAACCAGCAAAAATCAAAGAGGTTAAGACAATCCTTGCGAAACTACTTGCAACGGAAAATCTTACTGTAGAATTTGCTAATGTCGAGACTGCGAGTTTTGATGTAAAAAATCGTGTTCTTTTGATTCCTACTTTCAAAGATATCGATGCTGAAGTTCTAGATTTGTTTGTTGGTCATGAGGTCTCTCATGCTCTATATACTCCGGTCGATGGTCTAGACGCTATGAAAGATAAACCTAAGAATTACTTTGGGTTTATGAATGTAGTAGAAGATGCTCGTATTGAAAGAAAAATTCAAAGCAAATATCCTGGTCTAAAAAAGTGCTTTTATAATTCTTATGGAAAGTTGTTAAAGTCTAACTTCTTTCACACTGATGGACAAGATATCAACAAACTACTTTTCATCGACCGTCTCAATCTCAAAGCAAAACTAGGTACTCAAATCGATATCGAGTTTAATGCCGATGAGCAAAAGTTCTATGACCGCGCAATGACTACTCAAACTTGGGATGAAGTGATTGCTTTGACTGATGAACTTTTTGAGTACTGTCAGCAAGAGTTAGAAGAAAAGCAAAAAGAGATGCCTGAAACTATGCAACAGTATATGCAAGGTTCAGATGACAATCAAGAGCAAGAAGAGCAAGAGCAACGCCAAGGTAATGGTGAAGGTGAAAGTTCTGATGGTTCACAAGAAGGTCAAAGCGATGATTTTGAAAATGCTGATGATGCAGAGGAAGATATAAAGTCTCCTGCTGATGCTGGTGAGGAAGAGACCGATGAGGAAGGCGATGTAAAATCTAAGCAACCTTCTTCTCCTCGCGCTGATTATGATAATAAAGCATCTGATGAGGATGGTATCGATCCTGGTGCTAAAGCATTAACCGATATTGCTTCACGCCAGATGCAGAAAAAACTAGTCGAGAATGATGAGAGAAAAATCACGCAGTATGTTGATATTCCTAAGACCATCAATCTTAAAGAGTATATCGTGACAAGCGAAACTATGAATGATGAACTGAGAACTCACTGGTCGAGCATCTCGCGCCGTGATGAAATTCTCTCAAAAAATCTTAAAGAGTTTAAAAATAAGAACCAAAAAGTTATCAACTATCTTGCCAAAGAATTCGAAATGAAAAAAGCGGCAGATAAGTATGCTAAAGCAAGTGAGAGTAAGACTGGTGTTCTTAACACTAACAAGTTGTTCTCTTACAAATACAATGATGACATTTTCAAAAAGAACATGATTATTCCCAATGGCAAAGACCACGGTATGGTTTTCTTCCTTGACTGGTCTGGTTCGATGTGTGATAACTTAAAAGGAACTATGGAGCAATTGCTTTGTCTCGCACTCTTTTGTAAGAAGTGTAATATTCCTTTCAGTGCTTATGCATTTAGTTCTGAGTATGAAAAGCGTACTATGAATTCTCGCGGTGTTTGCCAGTCTCAAAATATCAACGAAATCAATTTAGGTGCTGTTGCTCTTCTTGAGTTCTTTAATGATAAGATGAACACTAAGCAGTTTAATCAAGCGATGGAAAACTGTATTGCAATCTCAGGAATGTTCGGTCGTTATGGCACAAGCAATAGTGCTGGTGACTTTGCATATTGGGGTCTTCCTCGCTCATACTACATTGGTGGTACTCCGCTTGACCATGCAATTGTTCTTGCCACAAAACTTGTTCCTGAGTTTCAAAAAAGAACTGGTGTACAGATTATGAACACTGTATTTTTGACTGATGGTTCAAGTCACATGGTCGATGGTGTGTATGGTGTCAATGGATATGACCGTGATCCATTCCGTTCTGGTAACATTATCTTCCGCGATAAGAAAACAGGAAAGCAAATTTCTGTTCAGCGCAATCCTGATACATCTTATATCAGTCGATTGAATTGTACTAAACCTCTGTACAAACTATTCAAGACAATCACTGGTTCAAATACTTGTGGTTTCTTTATCGCGTCTAATAGAGACTTCCGTTATGCTTATGACCAGTTTGTAGTTACTCCTGGTGCAACATTTGACTACTATGATGTTGAAGCAAAGCGTAAGCAGTGGATGAAAGAAAAATCTATTGTTGCTACTAACAGCGGTTTAGATGAATTGTATATTCTCAAAGGTGGTAAGCATTTAGAAACTTCCGATGAGGGATTACAAGTCGAAGCAGGTGCATCAAAAGGTGCGTTAACTTCAGCATTCAAAAAGATGAACAAAGGAAAACTTCAGAACCGCGTGATATTGAGCAAATTTATTGACAAAATTGCCGCATAATTAGAAAAATAATTCGCATTATTGCCATAAATCGTGTGGATAATGCTTGACTTCTTCTGAAAAATATGCGATAATGTATACATAATGATGAGAAATGAGGTGACTATATGATGAATAAACGCGAAGAATTCCTCGGTACTGCCGCGGAGATGTTTCCAACCAAGACTGAATTTACTCGGTCCGAGTTGGTTGAAGTTGCAAACAAGTTGGGTATGAAATATGCTCCTTCTTGGATTGTAAAATCAGATGAGTTCAAACTCGGCAATGGGTTGTATTCATTAGTATCAAGTCCTGTTGCAGTAATGCCTGCTCCAGTTGTTCAACAAACTGCAGAGGTTGTTTCGATGCCAACAGTAAAGAAAACTATTTCGGTTGCTGATACCACTATCAACAATATTGTTCCTAGTGCGTATGAGAACTATGTTCCATTTGGACAATTCAGTGATGTAAAGAGCATTATCAAATCGAAAATGTTCTATCCCATCTTTATCACTGGTCTATCTGGTAATGGTAAGACAATGATGGTCGAACAAGTTTGCGCTCAATTGCGCCGCGAGTTCTTCCGTGTCAACATTACTATTGAGACTGATGAGGATGACCTGCTAGGTGGTTACCGTCTACAAGATGGTGAGACTGTCTGGTTCGATGGTCCTGTTGTCCAAGCAATGAAGCGCGGTGCTGTATTGCTCCTTGATGAAGTTGACCTTGCGTCTAACAAAATCATGTGCATTCAACCAATCCTAGAAGGTAAAGGTGTTCTGCTTAAAAAGATTAATCAGTTCGTTGAACCTACTCCAGGATTTCAGATTGTCGCTACTGCTAATACTAAAGGTAAAGGCAGTGAAGACGGACGCTTCATTGGTACTAACATTCTAAACGAAGCGTTCCTTGAGCGTTTTCCAATTACTGTTGAGCAAGAGTATCCTTCTCCTGCAGTTGAGAAAAAAATTCTCATCAAAGAATTACAGTCAGTTGGTAAACCAGATGAGGAGTTCGCCGACATGCTTACTAAGTGGGCAGATGTAATTCGTAAAACTTTCCTCGATGGTGGTATTGATGAGTTGATTGCTACTCGCCGCCTCGTTCATATCGTCAAAGCATTCTCTGTTTTCGGAGACCGCACCAAAGCAATTCAGATGTGTATCAACCGCTTTGATGATGAAACCAAATCTGCTTTCATGGACCTTTACACAAAGGTCGATGCAGATGCAGTCATTGGCGATCCTGCTGATGGCGAAAGTGTCGTTGGAGTTCAAGAAGAACTTGACAAGACACCGTTTTAAGAGTATACTTAAAACAATTGATAGAGGTGCCATGTCGGCACCTCGACATTTAACATAACTTAATGGAGTGAATATAATATGTCAAAAGTAAAAACGTCTGTAAAGACAAAAATCATGAACGCCCTTTCAACTGGTGAGTCCTTCACCCGCAAGCAACTTGCACGGAAAGCACGGACTGATACAGTCAACGTGTCTCGCCGTATCAGTGAACTTCGCGCTGAAGGTAATATGATTTATGCGAACCCTGTAACAGGTAAGCGTACTGTATCATATCGCGTTGGTACACCATCAAAGGCAGTCATTGCCGCTGGTGTAACTGCGATGCGTGGCGCATAACTCATCATTATAGTCACCTAATGGGTGGGGGCAACCCCACCCACTTTTACCATGAGAAAAGTGAGAATATGAAGACAATCGATTATAAATTTAATGAGAAGAAACTTATTGAAGAGTTTCAAACATACATTGATAGCACCTATCGGAATGGTCACTATTCAAAAGACAAGTTTCAAGCAACCGAGTTCATCATCGATGGTGGACATGGTACTGGTTTCTGTATCGGTAACGTACTAAAGTATGCACAACGATACGGCAAAAAGGGTACTAGTAGTGATGCCCGCAAAGACCTGTTGAAGGTTCTACACTACGCACTAATACAACTGTATATACATGATGAGGATTTGTAATGAAAATTAGTAAACAAACTTTTGAAGTTTTGAAAAACTTCTCTGAGATTAATGCCAATCTCTTGATTAACCCAGGCAATAAACTGCAGACTATTTCGATTATGAAAAATGTTCTAGCAGAAGCAACAGTAGAAGAAACTTTTGAAAAAGAGTTTGCTATCTATGACTTGAATTCTTTATTGAGTGTACTATCACTCTATGAAGCACCAGAGATTTCTCTTGGTGATGATTACTTAACTGTATCACAAGGTAAGTCAAGTTCCAAGTTTTGGTATGCTGATCCTACGCTCATTGTATCGCCTACAAAAGGCATCACAATGCCTTCACAGGAAGTGCAAGTTCGTATCACACAATCGAATTACACCGACTTACTGAAAGCATCAAACATCATGCAACTTCCTGATGTTGGTCTTGTCTCAGACGGTAGCACAATTAATCTTGTTGCAACTGATAAGAAAAACCAAACGTCAAATCAGTTCGATGTTGAAGTTGCTGATGGTAATGGAACTAAGTTCAACTTCTACTTCAAGCGTGATAACTTGCGAATGATTCCTGGTGAGTATGACTTAACAGTGTCAGCAAAAAATATTTCGCATTGGGTAAATGCAAATGTTAATTTGCAGTATTGGGTAGCATTGGAGACTGACAGTAAATACGAAGGTTAATTTAACAGCAAGGATTATATAATGAATATTAAAAGTGATGAATTTCTGTGGGTCGAAAAGTATCGTCCACAGACTGTAGAAGATGCTATCTTACCTAAACATTTAGAGAAGACTTTTCTCGATTTTGTTAATCAAGGTGAGATACCAAACTTGTTGTTGTGTGGAACTGCTGGCGTAGGTAAGACTACTGTAGCAAAAGCACTATGCCAGCAAATGGGGTACGATTGGATTATTCTCAACGGGTCTTCCGAAGGAGATATCGATACTCTACGAACTAAGATTGTAAATTTTGCTTCAACTGTATCATTTTCGGGTAAGGGTAAGGTAGTCATTTATGATGAAGCAGACTATCTTACTGCCGTTACCCAACCAGCACTCCGTAACTTCATCGAAGAGTTCAGTAAGAATTGTAGATTTATCTTTACTTGTAATTACAAGAATAAGATTATTCCTGCACTACATTCTCGCTGTTCTGTTATTGAGTTTAACATTCCCAAGCAAGAGCGTCCTGCGATTGCTATGCGCTTCAACAAGCGTGTGCAAGATATCTTAGCACAAGAGAATGTCTCATACGATGAAGGTACGGTTGCTGGTCTTCTAATGAAGTTCTTTCCTGACTATCGCAGAACTCTTAATGAGTTGCAGAAACTTTCTATCGGTGGTAATATCGATGCTGAAAGCGCAAGCAATAGTGGTGATGTTGAAATCAAGGCAGTTATTCAGTTCTGTAAAGACAAAGACTTTCAGAAGATGCGTAAGTGGGTTGCTGAGACTGTTAATACAAGTGACGCCGCAGACATCTTTCGTAAAGTCTACGACACTATGACTGAAACTTTACAACCACAATCTGTTCCTGCTTGTGTATTGAAGATTGCTGATTATCAGTATAAGCATGTCCATGTTGCTGATCCAGAGGTAAACATGGTAGCATTCTTCACTGAAGTCATGGTTGATTGTGAGTTCAAGTAATGCCAATACCATACTTACATCAAGAGTTATTTGAACTTAGTCCTTCTATTAAAGTGAAGATTAGAGAAGTTGATGATGTTGGACCTGTATTGATTATCGATAATTTCTATGCTTATCCAAATGATATTGCATTGATGTTAGAGCAATCGTGGGTACCAGCATTTCATATGAATGGTGTCTCTAGAAATTTCAAAGATTATTATGACTGTCGATTACATAATCTTCCACAATCGAACACACATCCTCGATACAATGAAAGTCAGTCATTATTATTTGATTTGATTAATACAAAATTAAAATTTGAAGTTGTTGAAAAAGAATATGATTACACTTTCAATTTATTCAAGTGGATCAATGCTCCTGCTTCTAATGATATACAGTTCTATCCACACAAAGATAGTGAAAATCATATTGCATCAGTAATTTATCTAAATGAAAATGAAGAGTTGAACCATGGTACAGCATTCTATAAGCAAGTAGATGCATTGCCGAATGAGGAAGCAGTTGATATTCGCGTGAATATCTATGAACATACTGTTCCTTCAGATGTAATCGAAGCGAAGTTCAATAGATGTATCGTTTATCCTAGTTGGTATTGGCATGGTGCATATGTCGATGACCATGAACAGTTTGTAGATAACTGGAGATACAATCAAGTATATTTTATGAAGTTGCGTCCAACGCAATCTAAGGTGAAAATATGAGCAATCCATTTGATTACATAAAAGCAATCAACTATACTAAAGAGAATATGATAGTTGATGATTTAACTGAAAAGGAATATAATTCATTCATCATCAATCGTGGTTTGAGTATGGGTATTGATACTGTACTACAAGCGAATGAGATGAACCAACGCCCACATCTTGCTAAGAAGTTACAATTTGATTATTTACTAAATAGTATAAGTAAGCGAAAGCGATTTGATAAATGGCAGAAGTTTGAGAAGAGTGACGATATAGAATGTATAAAAGCATACTTCAATTACTCATACCCAAAAGCAATTTCTGCTCTATCTATCCTTTCAGAAAAACAAATTGAACTTATAAGAAAAAGATTAAATAAAGGTGGAGCAAAATGAATGAGTGGTCAGTTGAAAATATGGTTGAGGTCACACTGACGCAACCTGATGATTTTCTGAAAGTTAGAGAAACACTTTCGAGAATAGGAATTGCATCAAAAAAAGATAAGAAATTATATCAGTCTTGTCATATCTTGCATAAGCAAGGTAGATACTTTATTGTACATTTCAAAGAACTCTTTGGACTTGACGGTAAACAAACAAATTTTTCTTTAGAAGATAAACAAAGACGAAATACAATTGTTAAATTGCTACTTGATTGGGATTTAATTAAAGTTTTAGATGAGAGTAAGGTTGCCGACCAAGCACCACTATCTCAAATTAAAGTTATTTCATACAAAGAAAAAAGTGAGTGGGTTTTAGAAACTAAATACAACATCGGTAAAAAGAAACAAGATTCTTAATTGCCGATATTGAGTGTGGATATTATGATGAAACGTGACTATATAATATACATGAAGATGCCTATGGTAGGGTCTTCATTTTATAAACAAACAGTCTTGCTTAATAGGAGATTAAAACATGACTAATTTAACGACACTAAGGACGGCACTACAGTCGTTTGACCAAAACTTACTAACCCCATATGCTGTTGGATTTGACCACACCTTTAATAGGTTGTGGGATTATGCGACACATCAAGCAGAGTCCAGTGGATTTCCGCCATACAATATCATCAAAGATGCTGAAGATGGTTACAAATACACTATCGAAATGGCACTCGCTGGTTACAGTAAAGATGATATTGAAATTGATTTTGCAGAAGGTTGTCTGACAATCAAATCAAAAAAACAAGAGGACACTAAAGATAAGTTGTCGATTTGGAAAGGTATTTCTAATCGCTCTTTTACTAGAAAGTTTACTCTTGCTGATGAAGTTGTTGTCAACGGAGCAGAACTCAAAGATGGTATGTTAAGAGTTGAACTTGAGCGTATCATTCCTGAAGAGAAACTACCTAAGAAGATTGATATTAAATAATCCTTCGGAGGGCACCACCTGAGCATGTGATAAAACTGCTCATCTTATAATTATGGAGATATAAAATGGCAGATACAAAACCTGTGACCAGTAAACTTGAAAAGATGAATGTTTCAAAAACAAAAATTGAAACAAAACTTCAAGAATTAGAAGAGACTTTCGAAAGTCAAAAAGAAGCGATTAGGCAATATCAAGGTGCAGTTGCAAAACTAGAGCGTGAAGCAAATAGCGTAGTTGGTGCGATTGCTGTTTTAAAAGAAATGTTAGAAACGGAAGATGATAATGCTTAATATTAAATTGATTAAAATGATTAACGGTGAAGAGATTATTGCTAAAGTAAAAAGCGAAACTGATACACATCTTCATGTAGATAAACCTGCTATTGTAATGATGGCGCCAGGACAAAATGGTAACATGTCTGTTCAGATGGGTCCTTATTGTCCATATACAGATGCACATTTAGAAATTGGTAAACATACAGTTGTTTATGTTGCAGAACCAAACAACGAACTACTGAACGGATACAACAAAGCATTCGGTAGTGGACTCGTAGTACCACCATCACCATCTCAACTCCTAAAGGGGTAAATCTTCTCTGTTCGCAGAGAAAAGACTTGACAAACTATACGCAATCGTGTATAGTATTATAATAATGTAAATGTGAGGTGAGTTCTTGAAATTCTATACAAATGTCCAGCAATGGGGTAATAATATTCTAGTTCGTGGTGTTGACAAATATGGTCAACGTACTATGGAACGTCATAAAGATTTTTCACCTACTCTGTTTCTAGCATCACAAGAACCTACAGAGTATAAAACTCTTGATGGACAATATGTCGGTCCAGTAAACCCTGGAGGCATAAAGGAGAGTAAAGAATTCTTAGAGCGTTACAAAGAAGTCTCAAACTTCAAAGT